ATTTGAGTTAGATGACCCAGATTTAGGAACTTTGAATAATACTGTGTCTGTGTTAGCATAATCTCATGGCATTTACAGATATAAATTTTGCTTTTGGAGCTAAACTCACATCTACTCAATTGAATCAGCTACAAGGCAATTTTGATGCTATAGCACAAGGAGATTCATCAGAATACAACTTGTTTGGACAAGGGATTAAGGTTTGCTATTTTAGCGGACTTGGAGCAATGCATCAGTTTATGAGTGTTGGTGTATCTTCGGTTGTATATGCAGCTTATGGAACATATCAAATTAATTGGACTAATTCTTACTCTACAGAAAATTATTGTGCTAATTTTCAAATGGCAAAAGATGGCGGAGAAGCTAGTGAAAACTATCAATTTGCATGTCAATCAAAATCAGGAGGAAGCATTACAGTCTATGCTAGAGCATCAGAACCAGGCGATACTGACCCGTTCTTAGCTGAAGCTGGAGTTGTAATGACATGGGCAACAGATGGGCTTTGAGAATGTATCGTTTCAGTTTGGAGACACATTAACAGATAGTGCAATGTCAGCAGTGCAATCTAACTTCACTGCATTTGCAAATAAAGAGACAGGTGTAACTCCAAGATTTAACAGAGCAAAAGCAATAGTAAATTATTCAGGAACAAGTATAAACTTTTCAGATGGAGTTAGTTCTGTAACTCAAAACTTCGCAGGCTCATATAACATTAATTTTACATTCACATATTCAATGGTTACAGTAAACTCTGTGAATTTACCTTCTATATATGCACTAGGAAATGCTCATGATACTACACAGTCCGACAATCAATTTGTTTATTCTATGCCTTTCTTTAACATTGGTACAGCACCTTATACTTTCTTTCCTGTTATGCATCATTTTTTTAACAATACACAAGATTCTTATAGTGTGCCAATTAGTGCAACGGCAGTATTCTTTGAAAGAAACGAAACGGGAGTTTCATAATGGCTTTTACAGCTTTGTCTTTTTCTAGTGGTGAAGTTTTAACATCAAGCAAAATGAATTTGCTTATGTCTAACTTTAAATCATTTGCAAATCAAGATGCTACTGCACCAACAATTACCAATATACCAAGAGCTTGGGTAAATCATGATGCTGCCGCTACAATGGTAGGCAGTCAATATAATATAACCTCTGTATCAGATATAGGTTTTGGTAAATATCAAGCAAACTTTTCAATTGTCTTTTCTGGAACTTATGGGGCTACTTGGGGCTTTAGAGCTGGTGGTGGTCAAGGAGACAATAGAATGAGAAACATTACACTTTATACTATGGCAAGCACTCATGTGCAGTATAAAGGCAGAAACAGCACAACTCAACAGAGTGGTGATGAAGAATTTCCTATGTCTTTAGTTTTTTGGCAAGAGTAGGTAAAATTTATATAAAGGAGAGTATTATGTGGACAATATTAGATAGATTAAAAGAGCCATCAACTTATGCTGGATTATCAGCAATTATGATAGCTTTTGGTGTAAGTTCAGACCAATGGACTACAATTTCAACAGCACTAGCATCAGTTGCTGCTGTTATTTCTATGATACTAAAAGAGAAGAAAGATTAATGATAAGTAAGATTGTTTCTTCCATAGTAACAAGTTTATTAAGCAAGGGATTTGCTGCTCTGCAAGATTATATGCAAAAGCGAAAAGTAGGTAAATTAGAACAGCAAGTCTCTAGCTTAAATGACAAAGTAGCAATACTTGAACAAGAAAAGAAAAAACAAAAAAAGATTGAAGATTGGAAATATAGATTACAAAACAAGGAGAACGATTCTCTAGCTGAAGAACTTAATAAAATAAGGAATGAGGAATAGCTTATGCTTCGCTTTATTGGTTTATTTATTTTTGATGTTTGGAGCAAATGCAACAGATAACTCTGTCAGTAACCAAACTAATACTAGCGGTAGCAATACTTCTATATCTGGTGGCTATACCTCTACTACTAATAACACTTATAGCGGTGGACAGACTAACCAAACTACCAATAATTCGACTAATACGACCAAAAATTCTAAAATACCAGTCGGGACTGCGACTGCCCCATCTATGAGTTCTTACTCACAAGACCTTTGTATAGTGGGTGTAAGTGGTGGTGTGCAAGTTACAGGGTTTGGTGTATCAGGTGGAACTTATGTTACTGATGAGAATTGCGAGAGAATGAAACTATCAAAGCTCCTCTATGATTTTAATATGCGAGTTGCATCCATAGCAATTCTTTGTCAGGATGACAGAGTTTTTTCAGCAATGGAACATGCAGGTACACCATGCCCGTTTGAAGGTGCTATTGGTGAAGATGCAGAAATGCAATGGAAGAAGTATGATATAGAAAGACCTGACTATGATAAGTATATAGAAAAATTAAAAAGGAGACATGCTATAGATAACAAAACAGAATTTGTTCCTATAGATACAGAATACGACTTGTATGGAGATGATGATTAAATGTTTATACTTGTCATTAATACTATTCTTGATAGTGTGGGCAGTTCAAGCAGAAGAGATTACGACAGGAAACCTATTACCGAATGGTACAAACAACTCAAGCAGCTATCAAAGTGTAGATAGCACTATACCAAACATAACAACAAATGGCTTTAATACTTCTGGAGGTATAAGAGATTGGGGTCAAGAAATAGAAACTACTGGTACAGGTAGTATTAACTATACTGGCAACTTAACTGACCATGCTACACAGCAACAATTAGACAATGGCATAACACTTAACTCTACGACAATAGTGCAGAACTGTGAGTTCTTAGGCTCTACTTGGCAATGTGGTCAAGCTACACAAGGTCAAGACACATACACAACAACTGTTAAAATTTTAGATGATGATGGCAATGTCTTAGCTGTAGTAAATCAAACTAGAAACAATGATGCTGGTTATGACAGCAATGCTTTCAAGTATGAGGATTCTGTTAGCTATGCAGGTGCAGGTAGTAATCAGTTCTATTGGGAATGGGAAGGTGTAGATGTTGGTTATGATACATATGGCACAAGTCTAGGTGGACCTAATCTGCTTGGTGCTAAACTAACTATGACTTATGATGATACTGTTATAGAGCAAGAAGTAATTGAAGAAATACAGGAAGTGTTAGATGAATTTGTAGAATGGGAAACAGCATTTGAAGAACCAGAAGTTATAGAAGAATTTATACCTCTTCCAGTTTTGATAGAAGAACTACCTATGTTAGTATTAGAAGAAGAAGAGCTTATCGAAGTCCTTGAAACAGCTCAAGAGCTAGAAGAAGAATTTGAAGAAGTGGAGATACTGCAAGTGTTTGGTGGACCAGAAATAGTAGAAGAACCAGAAGAAGAAGATACGAGTAGCGAACCTGCTGTAGCACAAATAGAAGAAGAAGTTTTAGAAGAGTCTGAAACAGAAGAAACATCTGTTAATGAGCCAACAGTAAAAGTTGAAGTAACTGTTCAAGCAATAGACAAACAAATAAAAAAAGCAGTAAAGTCTGTAGAGCAACAATTGTCTGCTACAAATATTATTGCGGCAAAAGTTATTGAGTCAAAGCAACCAGACATATCCTCATACTACAAAACATATACAGACCCGAGAAAAATTTATGAGGGCAATGATTATCAAGACTTAAGAATGTTAGGTGGTAAACAAATCTATGCAGAAAACAAAATGGTACAAGTTGCACAAAACGACCCTTTATATATTTATCAAGAACGAATTAGACAAGCTACACTTAAAAGAGTTATACTAGAAAAAGAACTAAGAATTTTACAAGGAAGGTAAGATGATAGAAACATTACAAAAGTATGCAATGATTATTGGAGTAGTTATGACTATCGGTGGTGGCTTTTATGCTTGGGGTGTATTTAACAATAGACTTGATGCAGTCTCAGCAGCAGTTGGTTCTGACACAGTTGAACAACTTCAAAGGCAAGTTGCTGTGATAGACAAGAAATTAGAAGTGTTAGAAGCAAAGTTTGATGAACTTAAGGCAAAAACTGATAATCCACTAGGTAAATAGGTCAACATCGCATGAGAAGCACAGAAACAAGGCAAATAAAGCAGTTAGCTAGAAAAGCATATATTATCATTGCCTTTATCTTGTTTGGGCTTGTATCGTGCTCTAAAGCAGTCAAATTTCAACGAGAGTTGCCAGAAATGATAAAATATAACAAAGTTGAGTTTGTTGAGTGTCCTGCCGACATATCGGGATATCTTTGCATCAAAAATACGAATGCAATTAATTCTGTGATAGACTTAAAGAATTGCCAAGAGCAAAATAGATTCTTAAGAGAGATGTTAGATGGAGACTGAGCTACTAGCAGTATTAAGCCAAGCACCAGCTTTAGTAATAATTGTTTGGTTAGTTATGAAACAACAAAATGGAAATGGAAATGGTAGTACGGAACTTATAAGAACAATTGCTAGGTCATTAGAAAAAATGGCAGAAGCACAAGCGGAAGCAAATAGGATTGCAGAAAAAAGAGCAGAGGGATTTGAAAAATGGGTAGAACTCCAAAAGAGCCAATGCCAACAACAATTCGTGTCAAGAAACCAAAAATAGATTATCCAAAACTTTTAGTAGACCAAATAATGTCTACAGATTTACCTGCACCAATTCGTGAACATAGGTTTCATGAAACTCGTAAATGGCGATTCGACTTAGCTTGGCTAAAATATAAATTAGCTGTAGAAGTCGAGGGTGGGATTTGGGTTTATGGTCGCCACAATAGAGCAGCAACTTTTTTAAAAGATATGGAAAAGTATAATAATGCTTGTTTATTAGGGTGGAGTGTGTTAAGATTGTCAACAGACATGGTTAAAAGTGGAGAAGGCTTGAAATTAATTACTATGTTTTTTGAAGGTTGAGAAAAAAAACTCATATAAGAACTGTCTTTATATCAGACATTCATATACCTTA